TGCCTATCAGTGATGTCCAGGTGTTCTGCGATCTCTTGCTGCGTTGCCATGGCCTACGACTCGGAAGCGGAAGTACCCTTCCCGAAAAAATTTCATATCCAGTGAAGGATGGAGCCTCGAATTACCCGCAAGGGGTGGGGGGGCCGAAAAAGGACCCGCAATCTATCAGAAAGCACTATATGATAGAAGATTCCTATTATTGCCCTTTCGAACCTCTTTCTCATCACTTTCGCCTTGTCCGCAGCGCTTCAGCCATGGCCAACTCGAAGTTGGGACCTATGCGATCGTCTATCACACGCTGGCCGACGCCAAAGAAGTCGAGCCGCTTGCCATAGCGGGGCTTGTCTACAAAGGCCAGGAGGATGGAGATCTGGTCCTTCTTGCGGCCCGTGCGCTGAGCAATCCCAATCGGGACCTTACCGTTGCGCATGACAAAGAAGCGCTTGGCGTTACCCTTGCGCCGGCTTTGGCTGCTGTCTGTTGCATTGGCGCTATAGCCAACTTCAGTAAACCCGCCGATACCTGACAGCGCCTTGGTGAGCTGGCCACGCTTCATGTTGCCAAACTGATCCAGTTGAGCGCCCTTGCCTGGCACTACGTACTTACCTTGCGGCAGGATGCCTCGAGCCTTGAGCATCGCTTCACTGCGCTTGTCCGGTCGAGATCCGCCATAGACTTCAGGAGTAAGCCATCTGGTAGCAGGTGCAGCCTTGTCTGCTTCATCCTTCACCCATACTCGCGCCACCAGGTTGTTCTTCTTGGCCGGGATCAGACGCAGGCTGTTCATGGTGTAGCGAGTAGGCCGATCGAATACGCTTTGCATCTCCTGCTCAATCGCAGCCTTGGCTTCCTGAGCTGTCCTGGTCAGTGCCAGCGCCATCGCATACGGAAGCTGGTTCTGCTCAAGGTCTGTCAGGATAGCCAACTGGCTGGCAAGGTTGCTGGACTCGACCTTGATCATGGCACTGGCCTCTCGTCCACAAACTCAACGGTTACATGGCCACGCAGTAAACGCGTATATACCTCGTCCCCTTCAGGCTTCTTTATGCGAGTAGGCAGCGGCGCCCATTGCACGAGCCCCTTACGGGTATCAGCCCAGATGCATAACCCGAAGATCTCGCCTCCCATGCCTACCTCTAAACCGTTCACATAGACCCTGCGAAGTCCCCGCCCATCGTTTGTGTGATGAAAGGTGTCAGGCTTCATGCGTCAGCTTTCTCTGGTGAGGAAGCCTGAGATTCAGGCTCCTCCACTAGCTCAAAGGTCTGCTCGAAGAAGTCCGGACTGCAAGGGAACAACATGCCTTTGGACAGGACGATGTAGTCTCCTGGCCGACAAATCCACTGGTCCTCAATCGTCAGCTCGACTGGTGCGGTACGCTCCCGATTCATAACGATATGGATGCGCTGCCCCTTGTCGGGCCGAAACTCATCCAGGGCGGCAGAGATCCTGCGGGCGCATTCGAGCGACCCATCCCACCGTGCAGCTTTGATGAGGGTAGTCTTGCGCCGGTAGGACTTGGGCATTGTTAGTCGTCCGAGTTATTAGTAACGTTTAGGTTTGTTGTCCGGCCCGAATCCATCTGCATGAATCCCGGCAATGATCCAGGTCAGTGCCTCCTGGATGTCGCGTATGGCGAGTTCATACGCTCGGTATGCATCCTCGTGTGAGTCCCTCGCGCCTGTCTGCGCCAGCCTAAGCAGCAATATGGTGTCGAGCAGTTGTATACGCGCCAGTGATGCTGGATGAGGTCTGCCCTCAACCATGTGCCGCCCTGTCACCCTGGCGCCGCTCAGTGCCTCGACGATTGCGGCCTTTGATCATGCAATCGACTCGGTGATAGACGTACGCCCCTTGATAGATCGGATAGGCCAGCAGCAATGCACCAATGAGGCTATTGGATTCAAAGCGCCATGGCTCAAAGATCCACGCCGCGATCATGGTTAAAAAAAACATGATGCAGCCTACAAGCTGGAAAGCGATTTCTACGCGGTCATCTACCCGAAACCGCTTGTTGTGGCGTGTCCAGTTGATCATTCGGCCAATAGCCATGGTGAACACCAACAGCGCAATGATGGCAACACTGGTCATCAGTTCGCCCCCCCTGGGAATATTCGGTCAACAATGGTCATCACTCGCTTCTCGATAAGACCAAGGATTGGAAAAGCGGAGAAGCCAGAACCCATCAGGATTGCCCCACGGCCAACATTCGCCGGGTCAATGAACGGCGCCAGCATCTCAGCCACAAAGAACGCGGCTAGCACCTTTGCCACAAACATCGCAGCAGTGAACTTGATCGATGAGTTAGCTACACCAATGAGAAACGACAGCATGCCCCCGAAAGCCCCCAGGAATCCTGGAAGAGACCATGCCAGCAGGTCCGCAAGTATCTGCTCAAGTTGCATGGCTGCCTCGAAGACGATGAATTAAAAGACCCCGCCAAAGCACAAGCGGGACAGCCCCAGCATGGGGAAATCACAAGATTTCAAGCCGGATAAGCGGCAGTTTTTCGAGGATAAATATAAGCCTTTTACTTGAAAAGACTTATAAAAAGCTTATAATAGTCCACATGAATAAGATCAACTGGACGAAGAAAGCCGTTAAGCAACTTCTGAAGATCCACTCGAAACATCAAGTTCAGATACGCGATGCGGTTACCGAACTGGAAAGGATGCCCGACACGGTTAACGTCAAGGCCCTGACCAATCATGAATACGAATACAGACTGAGGGTTGGCAACTACAGAGTCTTCTTCAACTGGGAAGGGACCATCAAGATAGTCAGCATCCAAGAGGTTAAGAAACGTGACGAACGCACCTACTAACGTACAGATAATCAACGGGCCGGATGGGAAACCGGCCTTTGTTGTTATCCCCTATGAGCAGTACGTGGCTCAGATAGAGGATGACCTTATTCCCCACGAGGTAGTGAGCCGTATGGTAGACGGCGCTACTGCCATTCGTGCATGGCGTGAGCATCTTGACCTTACCCAGGAAGAGATGGCCAGGCGCCTAGAGATCTCCCAGCCTGCCTATGCCCAGCAAGAAGCCGTCGCCAAGCCTCGTAAAGCTACACGCGAAAAGATTGCTGCAGCATTTGGCATCAAGCCAGATCTGCTAGCGCTCTAAACGAAAGACCCCGCTCAGTGGCGGGGTCTTTTGGCTTGCGGCTCGGGGTGATGCAGTTGCCGCAGCATGAATCAATATGTACCAGTTCTGTAATCCAGCGTCAACAAGTCGTTAAACATATCAATCATCCTGCCTCGGAAAGCACGCAGAGCCGTGCATCAATCCATGCTTCCCCTGCTCGCACCAGCTCCTGCGCTTTCATGTGGGTAATACCCATCAGACGGCCTAGGCGGCGAAATGTCATACCGTCATAGCGGTGGTAGTTCCAGAGTGCGGTACCCATTTCAGGATCACGCTGGTAAAGCCGGGAGACTGAATGGTCTACCCATAATGCTTCCGAGTCAGTGATCAAAGGGACCAGAGGACGGTCTGCCTCCTCAATGTGGTCGCGCATCAGCGCGTACAGGGGGCAGATGTAATGGGGAAGGCCTGCCTGCACTCTTAGCCAGATAGCCCATTGTCTGATGAGGAAATAACTGTCGAGCTGACGCATGAGTCCAAATACTCCTGGATAGCTTGTCGTGCAGCATCGAACCCGCCGCAAACTTCAGCCCGGTATCCTTGCTCCCGGGCACGCTTGATAAACTTGCGCTGATCACAACTGACGTCACTGGGTGTGAACGACCGGCGCTTCATCTCGATGAATAGGCCCGCATAGGGTTGGCGGATCACCATGAGGAACAAGTCACTGGCGCCAGGCAGGAAGCCTTCAGCCTTCAGCCAGGCCATCTTCATGCCTCGCTGGCGCGCATTGCCTGCAAGATGACTTCCGTTTGGGATAGCGAACAGGCAACCCGCAAGCGCGGGGTACTGCAAACCAAACCAGCTAATCACCGCTGACTGCTCCTCATGTTCTGTAGCTTCATGCTTGCCACTGGACGAGCGGATGCGCAGCCTGTGGCCAGCGCCAGCAGATGGAAGCCCAGGCAGCCCAAGGCCTTTCATGTAGCAACCTTGAGCCCTTTGGCCCTGAGTTCGGCAAGAATGATGGACCTCACCTCACGGCCACCCATGTTCAGCACTTCATCATGGCTGGGCAACGTTATGGTCAGCCTTGCACGACAGGCCTGCCAGTCGTTCCAGCGCTCCTGAGTACGCTGTGGGACAAAGCGACCGTGCCCATCTTTCTTGAGCCATGTATCTCTAAGAACCACTTCGATCGTTTCAGGCTGAAGACCGAGTGATTTGAGCGCCTTTCCCTCTTGGGTAATGATCCACTGCTCGAATTCTTCCAGGCTCGTCATTTGGAAGTACCCTTGCCCAACTCACGGAGGATCCACTCTCGAGAATCAATTACCTCCAGTATTTGTCCATCAAACGTACGCACGATGCTGGACGTGCCATGCCACTGTGAGCTGACAGCTGCCTCTGTGATTGAGGAAATATTGTCAGGGTGCAGACTTACGGCGGTACGGTTGTGATTACTGAGGGTTAACGTGATCACTTGCATGCCTCCTCACAGCTTCACCCCATTGATTAGAGGCTGATCATGAGCCTTGAACTCAAGGCTCATGATTCAGAGATCCTCGTCATCTGCCCGCAATGGGTACACTTCGTGCGCCTGCGTTCGGCCAAGCGCTCGATCTCTGTCCGGTACCGCTCGTGCTGGCGCATGAACTCACCCTGCTTTCGACACAGCTGCAGGAGCGCAAACATGGGATCGATCTTTTCCCGGCAGTCAGCACAGCGGACATAGGCCAGACGCTCGTCGATGACAAAGCGCTCATGCCGACATCCCTTGTGTGAAGGCAGTACTCGGTTGAGTACCTGCTCTACCCGCCCGGACTGGTACCGGATCGGGAGATCGAGGGGGAACTGCACCACCTTGCCCTTGATGTCGTCTGTCATGACACCGTGGCCTCCTGTGAGGAAGCTGCGCCAGCACCTGCATCTGGCGGGACATACAGCCCATGGATAACCTGACGCCGGCCGGTCTCGTTTTGCGGGCTGACAACACCCAGCCCCTGAAGGCGTTCCAGGATGGCCGCGCCCCGGTTGTACCCGATGCCAAACTGGCGCTGGACGGCGCTGACGGAGGCACGCCCAGACTCGATGACAAACTGCTTGGCCTGTTCGAGCAGTGGGTCTTCGTCACCTGCTGGTGGTGGCGGCGTCTCAAAGGTTTGTTGCTCTATCGCAATGGGAATCTCGAGCTGATCTGCATCACCCTTGATGAAATCGGTCGCCTGGTCGTAGTCATCAGGCGCCAGCACGAGTAAACAGAGCTTGTCTGCAGCGTCGGTAACTGCGTGACGATGCGGGGTGTCGCCTTCAACATCAGCAATCAGCCTGATGTTTTTCTTGACCTTGACCTCAGCAAGCTTGATAGGCACAGCCAGCGCGCCCTTGCTGGCGATGATACGGATAGCCAGATTGACCCCTTTTTCAACCGCCTCTTCCACGCCTGCAATGGCCTGGTTCTGCTGCGCTTCGCTCAGTCGTGGCCAGACATCAGGGAGGTCATGCATCTGCTTGAGGCAGATCTTGATCAAGTCATGCTGCAGCAGCTCGCTGGCAAGCTCCGAAGGGTGCAACCCTATCTCGTGTGCGCGATCGATGATCTTCTTGTGGTCGGCTTTCATCGGGGATCCTGGTCTGAGGGAGGATGTACGGGCATGAGCTCGGCCTGCTGAGCGATCTGCTCGGCTGTCATACCCGGCCAGTAGCGCTGTGCGACGTGCTCACACAGGCTTTTGTAAAAACGGTTAAAAGCGAGATCGTCCATTTCATCGAAAGACAATGTTTGAGGGACAATCCGCTGCAGCTGGCCAAGGTTGGGGATGTTGAACAGCTCGGTTTCACAGCATGTACCGCTCTCAAGCTGAAGCCGCTTAAGGGTTTCGTGATCGGTGAGCAGAACAAATCCGTCTACGTGCCTGCGAACAAGCCCAGCAAGAAGGTGCGCCTTGCGCCACTGCGTAAGGTTCCTTGGCTTGCTGATATCAGCCCTGAGTTCATCACCCGGTTTAATACCACGTTGTCTGAGCAGGTTTTCATCACTGGCAAAGCGTGGAACCAGCGCCAGCTGACGCCGGCCAGTCGTCTCATCGATCATGACTTTGGCTTGGGTATAGATCCGATTGCCGATCTTCTTGCGCTTACCGTCAGTCAAAGCCTGTCCCCTCCTTGACCAACCCTATCTCGAGCAGACGCCTCTGAAGCTTGACGTTGCGAGTGTGGATGTATCCCTGAGTGTTCAGGTCATCGATCGTAAGATTGGTACCCATCCGGGCGCCGTCCTCAAACGTGCGGTACAGCAGATCCATCAACTGGTCATGCTCAAGCTGATACGTCATGTTGAGGATCTCTTGCCCAAAGCACTGCGGATCTTCTTGATCTCGGCCTTGGCCAGCTCTGTGTTGACAGGCTCCCTGGGTCCGCTCAGCCGCTTTGGTCTTCGGCTATCGGGCATATCCAAAAGGGGTTTATCGTGGAGCAGAAGCTTGCAGGCTTCGCGGTAGTGCCTTTTGAAGGCCTCAAGCGTGATGGGAGGACTTCCGTTCTGCAGGGCATCAAATCCGACCTGTACGGCTGCGTGGTAGATCGCCTTATGGGTCCAGTCCAGATCGCTTAGTGAATGTGAGCATTGGATGGCCTGCTTGAAAGCCTGCTCGACACTGGGCAAGCCTATTTGCTCAGGGCTTGGCTGACATAGCGCGAGGAACGTGCCGACACTTGGGATATGGCCGTTGCCACTGGCGCGCAGATTGTCCAGACCAAAGCGCAGCTGCTCGATGGCTGTAATGCCTTCTTTGATCAAGGCATCAGCCCATTCACGACGACAGGCGTCAAAGGTTTCCTGGTCTCTCCAGCTCTCCCGATAATGCGGGCAGATAGCTCTGAGCTGGCGGAAAAGCTGGCGGATGACATTGGCAGTACCGGAATCAATCTCGACTGCTGGAGCAAACAGGTCACGTGATGGCGCAGAAGGCTGATCTCTGGGTGCTCTCTCGACCTGGCCATGGATAACCAGTTGTGCCGGGTAGCGGTCCTCAGAGTGTGCAGTCACGTCCTGATCCTCAATGTGCAGCGAGTGGTGCGGCTATCGCCTTGTCTGGCTTAACAGGCGGCTTGAGAACTGGGCTCTCCTCCTCCCGCTCCCTGTTGTCAGCAACCCACCGGACAAACTCTGCAACCCAGGCTGCCCTGGTCTGTTGTCGACTGGGACTTGTGTGGCAGACAACAAACTTCATGAGCATCACAGGTGTGAAACGCTGCAACTCGATACTCATCTCGACTGCGTAGTGTTTGAGCAGCTCCTGATCCGGCTTCCACTCCGAATACATGCTGATTACATCGCTTGGTAGCTCGTTTCCGTCTTGACGAACTGCAAGGGGAGGACTATCGGGCGCACGCGCTGGCACGCGCACGCCTGCAGGCGCGCTCGAAGAGCTCTTTTCTTTCTCTTTCTCTTTCTCTAGTCCGCAACCGGTCCGTGTTTTGTCCGCAACTCGTGCGGACATTTTGCGGACATCTTCGGGACGTTCTTCGGCTTGGCGGACGAGACGTTTGCGTTTGCTGTCTTCGGCGCGGCGCTTTGCAGACTTGCCGTTATGCTCGTGAAACTCAGGCATGACGAGGCCTACAGCCTCATCGTGCACTAGCCAGCCAACATCAATCATGGCCTGGGCAATGCCCTCGTACCCAACAACGTAGTCCATCATCCGGGGGGTATAGCCTGGAAGCACACCATCATCAGAGTGTCGGTCGAACGTAGACCAGACCTCATGAAGTCCCCCGATAACCCTAAACTTGTCGGAATCCGTTGCGGACATAATGCGGACAACTTTCGGATGGTCCTTCAGGTCCATTCGCATTTTTATCCAAGCCATCTCAGTTCAACCCTCAACACATCTGGGGCAGCGCCCAATCGCCGGGCTGCTGCTAGTTTTTATAAGTGACGTCCCACACACTTCTCAGCCTGCACAACAAGCCTCTGGTCGAACGGCCTGCCACTATTAGTAGCAATCCGATAGCATCACCCTCCCTTTATGTGGCCGTGTCATCTGGATCTCGTAGGGCAAACTGCTTTTTGCTCATGACCTGGTGATACCTCATGAACGCCTCCACAAGATCCGCAGCCACCTTGTCTATTTCACTGCCTCGGCCAGCCTTTGGCTCCGGTGTCTGTAAGGCTTCAAGGTTTGGGTCAGGATCAACCTGGAGTGCTCCACCGCTCAGGCGATGTAAGGCGAGCTGGCGCAGAATCGGAATCCGGTCCTCTTGCCACTGCCTCACGGCCGGAACGGATATGTTCAGCGCAAGCGCTACCCCCTTCACAGATTTGAAATAACGTACTGCTTCGGAGCGCTTCAATGTCCCCCTCCCCTGGTGAACGTAAACCTAATCAGCCTAGGAAGGAAAGCAGAGTTTCCCCTGCCGAGCAAGCCACGACTTCCAACGAACTTGTATTGTTCTCGGCTATGGAAATCACAAAACGTCTTCGTCTTCTTTTAGAACATCGAGGCGTACCGCCCGAAAGGCATACAAGGGTACTGGCTGACGCAGCTGGTGTAAGTCTCCCGGCAGTACGAAATTGGTTCTCAGGCGATATTGGAAACATCAGAAATGAAAACTTAATAGCCATCGCTAAAGAATTCAAAACAACTACGGATTGGCTACTAATGGGTAAGGGTCTGATGAATGACCCAACAGTCCCAATTATTCGGTTTGAAGGTGGAGATCAAACCGGAAAGAAACAAAAAAGATCAGAAGAAAAAATTCTCATACATATACAAAAATTCGACTTGTCGAACTGCGTTGACACCAAGAACCGCTGGCTAGACAGTGACCCTGTTTCGTTTGAAGGTTTGATCGTCACGCCAGAGTGGCTTAAAAAGAAATGTTCTTTTTATACATCAATTGACAATCTGGCTATTGTTAGCGCGTTTGATGAGTCAATGACACCAACCTTTACGGCGGGTGATGCACTTTTAATTGATCGTGGTATCACGTCAGTTGAGAGGGATGGGCTGTATTTATTTGTTTTTAATCAAAAGATATATATTAAAAGGCTTCAATTGTTGCCGGATAATAATATAAGGGTAATTAGCGATAACAGCCTATATCACCATTTTGACGTTATAGAAGATGATCAATATCGCCTTGAAATCAAAGGTCGAATTGTCCTGATTCTGGGCGTTGACGGAGTGTGATCCAGTACCACTAATGCGCAAAATGCTGCACATTTGAGCGTGAAAAACCTGCCTTTTGGCGGGTTTTTTTATGTCTAAAGGTGTGTATCAGATGATACTTTCTCGCTAGACAAAAGTCTGCTTTCTCACTACAAACTCCATCAGGCATTCATGAGTGCAGCAGATGAGAGAGTTTTTGCAGACTGACGTGGGTAAGGCCTGGCTTGATGACAGCCTCGACCGCCTTCTAAACGGGTTGCCTGTCTTACTGGCACTAGGAGATCACTCCAGGAGCCAGACTGTATTCAGGTTGACGATTGATCTTGAGATCGCAGCCTTGCCGTGTCCCTCTCGAAAGCTCACTGTTTCCAATATGCGAATCAGGGGAAAGCTTACTTTTCCGTCACGCAAACACGACCGGATCAGGGCAAGAACAGTAGCAGGCTATCTGCTGCAGGAGCTAGCGCCCTTGGCCGAGATGCAGGAACAAGCATGACTCGGGTCAACAGGCGCCGTTTGCTTCTTGTCCGTCGCGGCCTGGCGGGAGCGTTCTTTTACGTGATCATCCTTGCGTCGATGGGACTGGCAGACCGCCTCACTCATGAGCCTCCTCATCAACCGCTTAATCAAAATGGATGACGACATGGCCAGTGGAAGCCCATATCAGTCCTGCGCCAGCAGTGACTCCCCAACCCTCATGTCTGGTCAGACACCAGACGATCCGATCCTTGCGGAAGTCTACCGCCGCGGCGCAGGCATCTTTATGGATGTGCGCCGGCTTGAAGACGGCATCATTGTGGCTATAGGCCCCCGGCTACACAGCATGGCTATCTATATCGGCATGGATCTCTTTGGCTTTGACCGGTGCTACAGCTTTGACCGCGCCGCTGAGGCAATCAAGGCTTATCACACGCTCAGGACAGGCCGGGACGTACCGGTTGGCCATCGTTCCGTTCTGCATCCAGCAAGGAGTCCGTCATGGCAAAGATCTACGGATTCATAAACGGCGGCAGCGCCGTAAATCTTTGGGTAGTAGCGTTGGCGGAAGATGGCCATGTCCTTGCTGAGCATGTAAGCAGTTCAGTCAGCTGGGCCAAGCATGACATAGGCATTGGATCCACGTGGAAGCACGAGGTGTACGACCAGCACTACGGATCCGGCAACTGGGAGCTGGAATGGATTGAGGACACTCATCTCAACCCTGCCTTCCAGGAGGCGCTGCTGCGTAATGAGCGCCTGCCCAAGACCTGACGGAGGCAAGTGATGAGCCTGAAATGCTACCAGGTACACGACCATGATTTTTACGCGGCTGAAAGCGCAGAGCACGCCTTGCAACTGCATCAGCGCATGTATGAAGGAACAGATGAAGAGGCAAGCCTGAATGATGTCTGGGAAGTCTCCGATAGCCTCCTTGACACGACTTGGTCAGACCCAGGAAACCCAGGCCAAACAACTGGATCTTTGCGCGAGTGGCTCTCAAAAGTAAATGAGCCTGGCTGGATTGCTGGTACCGAGTGATGCAGATCTAAATCAAGGAGTAACTATGAAAGACTCATACTTGATGTACGCAGTCTATAACTCACCCAATTTGTACCCAGGCCATTACGTGGCCAAGCAGTGGGTCTGCGACCTCAGCCCGGTACCCAAGGCCAGCGGCATCGTGTTCTTGGGTAAAAGCCTCGAGCAAGTGCGCCAGCAGCTGCCTGCTGGCATGAACCGGATAACGCTGAATCCAGACAACGATCCGTGCTTTGTTGAGATGTGGATTTAGGAGCCGGTATGCCTACTTATTATCACGGCGGCCGACCCGGCATGATTGTTGGTCAGTTCATCCTACCGCCATCTATTACCGGCGCCAGCTCCTCGGCCGAGTGGGGAGCAAGTGAAGTTTGCCGGCGCGATCGCGTTTATATCACCACCAGTTTTGAGGCTGCCTGCCTGTACGCAGGCCTCTACCCAGACAAGCGCGGTGGCCAGGTCTACGTCGTCACGCCTTTGACTGAGCTCGAACCCGATCCGGACTACGAGGACGAAGGCCTTTCCTATGCCGTCGAGCGTGCCCGGATCGACCGTGTACGCAAGCTTTCACCTAATGAGATTGGCCAGATACGGCTGATCATCGCGGAGAAACTAGGATGAGCGAACCCTCAGCGCTGCCCTGCCCTTTCTGTGGCGGGGAGGTGGACCCAATTGGATGGCTCGACGGCCATGGTGAGAGAGGCCCCGAATGTGATGGCTGCGGTGCAACGGCGCCGTCGATGGAGGTGTGGCAGCAGCGCCAGCTCCAGCCAGTGCAGCTGCAGTTCCCAACGGTGCTACGCAAGATGTGGAGCGGTGGCGATGTCCAGGAGTGGCTCGAGGCCCAAGGCAACATTTACAGGCTGGCCTCCAAACCAGATGAGCCAGTAGCACCAGCACCAGGCAGTGACGTGTTATCCCTGCCGCCTGATCTGAAAATGGTCCTCTGTGACGATGAAGTTCACGTGATCAATCTGGATGCCCGCCTGAGTCATTGTGGCTGGGTCATGCGTCGGCATCCAGCTGGCGGACTCGTCTCTGTTAGACAGGCCACGGTTGCCGAGATCATGCAGGCCAAGACGAGGCTCAAGCTCAATATGAACTTGTATAGAGAGGAATAGCCGTCATGAGTCAGTTCAAACGGGAAAATCGCTACATCGTTATCAAACGCATGGATGTGGAGCGAGTTCCGCCTGTCTTGGCAAGAGAACTATGGCTCACCCTCAATTCCCTTTATTCGCACATTACTCAAAGACAGTACTTGGTTATCGAAAGCGACTGGCCAGAGTACGAGCCTGCATGGCAGATGATTCAGAATCGCATGGAAGGGAATGCCCCTCAGACACAGAGTGAGATTGAGCGGCTGAAGAATGAATTGAAGATAGCTGAGGAATTACTCAAAGGATGCCTGGAGGCCAACATACAAGGGTGGCATGCAGTAAGGATTGAGTCTTTCCTAGAACACCTAGCCAAGCAGGACCAGCTGCCAAAGGAGGAAGGATAATCTTGACTGACCTTTCAGTGAGAATGGGAGTGCTGGCGCCAAGCCTGGTGGAGCAGCTCAAACCCTATGGACTCAAGCTGAACCATGTAAAGCAACTGCAGGATCTCAACCAGGCCATCACACGGTTGTATCTTGCGGAAGTACTTACCGAGTCTGAGAAGGAACGCGCCCGCAAGCGGCTCATCAAGCGCATCACTAATGCTGTGAAGGAGATAAAAAGACAATGACCCCAGAAGAGCGCTCTACCCTAATCGATCGCCTGGACAGATCCTTTCGCGTGATGCCTATCTGGGCTCAGGCAGCCTGCAAGCATTCAATGGCTGCGCCAGAGGTCAACCCAGAAACAGGCGAGCCTTTCACTAGCTTTCGGGAGGTCATCAGCCTGGCCGCGGACGAAACCTTGGAGACACTAAGGGATGACTTCGAGAGCAATGGAGATCTGCTTCCAGAGGAGACCCTCTCCAGCCAAACCTGATTAGGCTTAGCACTTAAAACGTCAGCGGGGCTCCAACTGCAGGACATACGTCAGAGCCCACGCTAATGCTCAAGAAACCGAAGAATCCAATTACCCTTATGGAAGTCGTCGCCTGGGGAATTGCCGCTGGATTCATCTATATGTACTACTTGATATATACAGGGCAGTACTAATAGATTCGATGCATTGCAAGTGTAGGATCAGTGTAGACCCTGCACCATTTATACATTAAATATACATCGACCATACATCTATCATGATGATAGTATGCTTCCCACACATCAACCAGATGCCACGGGAGGCGTCCATGATTGTGCAAGTTGCCCACGTTAAAGGTGGGATTGGAAAGTCCACGCTTGCCCTCAACCTTGCGGTGAGTCGAGCGCGGCAAGGGCGCAAAGTCTGGCTGATCGATGCCGACCGACGTCCCTCCTCTATCAAAGCATTAACCCTACGCAATGACTCAGGCGTAGAGCCTGGAATCATTGTCGGCCATTACCCAGACGGCAAAGAGCTAAGGACTCAGGTCAAGCTGCAGCGCGACATGTTTGATGACATCGTTATCGACTCTGGCGGCCAAGACTCTTCGAGCATTCGTGCAGCCCTGCTATTGGCAGATGTTCTACTGATTCCGAACTCGGTTGCTGCAGTTGAGACCTGGGCTCTTGAAGAGATGCATGCACTGCTCGAGGAAGCCTTGAGCGTGCGCGACGACGATCTGCGTGTTCATTGCATCCTCAACAATGCCAAGCCCGGTTTCTCGAACGCTCGCAACCTGAGCGCTCAGCGAGTCGTGCAGCATTTCCCACTCTTCCCCCAGGATGACCTGGTGATCGTCAAGCGCGATGCGTTTGCCGATGCGTTCGGCCTTGGCCTGTGCGTGGATGAGCTGGAAAAGCCCGACCCGAAAGCAAGCGCCGAACTGAAAGCCCTTATGAAGTTGATCTACGGAGATGACCATGGCACAACAGCGGCCTAACAACCTGCCCCCAAGCATGCGCAAGAAACCAGAAGCCGACAACGCAGCTGCGGAAGCCTTCGTTGAAGCAGCGCCAGATGCGGGCACCAAGAAGCCGGCCAAGAAGAAGCAGCCGGTCACAATGCTTTATCCAGTTGAGCTGCTCGAGCAGATCGACAAATGCGCGGCGCGCCGGCACATGACACGGACAACGTATGTGCAGCAGGTGCTTCGAGAAGAGATAGAGCGAGTGGCCAGCCAGAGCTGAACCAGATGATATAGAAGGTGGCCAGCGGGGTGTTCGAGACCCCACTGGCCAGCAACACACAAAGACCCTGCGAGAGGTTTTCATATGTCACATGCGGATCATACCGTAGTACTCAACACGTCTATAAAAAAAGTTTCTGATATGCCGTACTGGGTCCTGGCCAACTATCTGGCCAGCCTTCCGCCCAGGTTCAGGATCGTGCTGCTGGCTCACTTGGCGAGAGGTCGAGCATGAGCCAGGAGACGATTGCAGAGATGAGCCGGCTGCTTGCAGCGGCCAGAGTATATGTCGAACTCTATGCCTGCCGTACCGATAGCACAGCAGCGCAGGATCTCGCGGCCAGGATCGCTGCAGTACTCAGTAAAGAGCAGAGTAAGGCGAAGATAGACTAAGCCTTAATAGGCAATTTTAATGCATGGTTAGTGTACGATAGATATATGTTTGATTTATGCAATACATCTATCGTACATTAGTCATGCATTTATCATGCATTTCAATAAGCAACGCCATCTTCCTCTCTTGCGACTGCGCTCAAAGCAGCCCTATCGATTAAACCGTCCATTCTTGAATTCAGGTGACATATATGAAGTGCCGTATATGCGAGTTGCACTATTGTCCAGATGTTGAGGAAGACATTGCCAAGCACAAAGCTATTCATGAGAAGTTAGCGCGAGGCGCTCAGCCGTTAATCATCCGTGACATTGCTAAACAGCTCGGCTGGGACATAGCACACCGTAATCCGACCTTATCGATTGACGACTATCGACCAGAGGTTGGCAAACTGCTGGTCATTTACAGTTATTGGAGCCGAGCAATTCAGTATGGGATTGATAAGAAGGAGTTCGATGCCTTCATGAATGCCCATCTAGCACTGGTTGACGCACGCGTAAGCTACAAAGGTTTGGAGGAGGCAAGCAAAGGTGTAAAGCGATGGGAGTGCTTTACAGGATAGGCTAGAGGACCTTAAAAGACCTATTACCAAGGGATGTAATCATGCCATACGTTCATCGGTACGAAGCAGTTTTGGTGAAGAGGCGTGTCTGCAGTAACGAGTCATTCTGGCCATACCTAAGCGAAGCATTAGCATTAAAGCTTTACAGAGCTTCCATGTATCAAGGCTTTAATGCTTCTCGGGTAATCGATGAGATAGCACTTCTCGAGGGAGCTACTCTGTCAAGGCACACGAACACTAAGCCAGCATCTCAATTTAGAGGCCCTCACCTTGGTAGGTTCTGGCACAAGCACTGGACTGATACAGCCTTTATTAACCAGAACCTGACCGTCCAGTGGTTTGGCCCGCATGCTCAAAAGAACAAAATTCTCAGAAAAGAAATCGAAAAGGTCTGCAAGGCTCTTGGCAAGAGTTCAGTGGATGATTTGTCCATAGCTGAGTGTTGGGAGCTCGCCAATAAGCTTTCCCATTCTGTTGTACGGGATGGGTACGAGAGCCGCAGGAGTAGAAAAGCTCTAACAGGTGAGTGGCTTATCTACTACAACCACAACGGTCAGAACTACTACCTAGACATCGCTGTGCATTGCAGCCGAAAGGATGAGCCTGCGCTCCTGGAGCGGCTGCGTGCTGATTGTGAATGGGAGTTTCCATTTGCGTTTAGCTGATCTGCTCTATGTTTGTATGTAATACACAAACATAAGATGTGTGTTTGTGTTTTGAAAGACAAACAAGGGAGCACGCAATGCCTTGCTATACCCTTTACGACCAGGACCGCAAACCGGTAGGCCACATCTGTGGCAAGCTTGGTCAGCACTGCGTTGAGTGCGGAGCTGTCGGTACTAATCTTTGTGATTATGTAGTTGGGAAGCGGAGCAAGACGTGTGATCGGCCATTGTGCGACTACCACGCGCGGGAGGTTGGTCCGGATCGGCACTACTGCGCGGAGCACTATTCCTTGTCACAGGAGGCGGGAGAGCAGTTTAGGCTGGAAGGATTCGATGCACATGACTGATATCTGATCGGTGTATACTGAATGTATACTAGATGCATAACTTAAGACTTAGGATTCCAGTAATCTTCATCCTGGTCCGCATCGTACTGAAGTGAGTGCTGACGTAATGCGTCTGGTATCTCCAGATCTGCTATGCGTAAAGCGTTGAGTCCTAGCTTCTTCGCTTCATCTCGCATGCCCTCATCGTTCGTAAGAAGCAGACGGGCATTGTTCACCTTGGCGATTGCGATGATCTGCCAGTCAACTTTTACAGCCTGGCGCGCCCTTTTCTCACTGCCTTGCTTCTTCCGCTCGGCTCTACCCGCATGCGACACCTGTACGGTTTCAAACGCTGCCCGCATGTCATAAGGAAGGAATTTGAAGGCAGCTGTCTTGAGAATAGCCTGGCTTTTCTCAAGCTCCTGGGGAGAGGCTTCATCCAGGAACTCAGCCCAGACCTGGGCAGGTATCCCAATCGGCTCACGCTTACGCTTGAGCTCATCGACGAGGCCTTGCATGCGGAGCTGGTCAACCTGACCGAGGCGCCGGCCAAAATACAGTGCGAGGATGTTGGTGTCCCAAATTACCAATTAATGCCCCTTCCGAATCCCTGCACAGCGTTCCTCAATATCAGGAACTTCACGCCAGCCATTAGCTAACTGGGTCATCTGCGCGTAAGCGTCATCCCAGTCATTAGAAAGCGGAGCAAAAGATTTCACGGTCAGCTGGATCAGCATCCAAACACCATCACCGCTGCGGCGCCACTTGCCTCTTCCCGAAACCTCAATAGGATCTCCGAGATAATGAGCTGATATCTCCTTGGCCAGCTCCTCTCCTCGGATAGTACAGGGGTACTCCACGCCATCCGTATCGATAAGCAGCATCGGGATGGTTTCGTCCTTGCCACCAATCTTGATAACCCTCCCAGTGACGGTGGACTCATCATCAACAATGAGGTCATCAACAGGCTCGGTTTTTTTACCGCCATGGAAAGGATAGATCACAGCGTCGTCAGGATTTTTCAACTCAGCTTTCTTGCCATCCTGAATCAGTAACTTGTTTATATGCTCGAGAGCGTTAAGCGCTTCTCTCGGAGCCTTGTTGCTTTTAGCAATAGCCAAGGTTATGCGCTTGGAGACAGCAAGCGCCACTTCAGGCTCAGCCCATACTCGTAAGGAAGCACTTCCTTTGACCACTCGATCAAAATGAATGTGCTCTTTCTCACCCATGAGATCCGCCAGCTCCGACAAATACAGAGCCAGCCGATCGAGCGGGAGTCTGTTAGGCGATGAGCCAATGATTCTGAACGTATAGGTGTGGGGCTTCTTCATAGGCGAGAGTCTAGTCTTGCTCTCCGAGACGGGCCAATGAGCAATATCTATGTTCTCGGGGATCTCGAGATGAATTCTGCATGGCTTGAGAATCTCGGTCTCTAGCTGAGAAAGGAGAATTTATCTTCAAATAAATGCACAATCAATACATGGACAATGTATGTCAGATGCATGACATACATTGAATCGATATTAGATAGATATAACCCGGAGCGCGGAGGGTGAGAACGCGCCCGGGTACAACACACGTACAACCTTTACCGGGCAGCGTGTGTTGCGTGGGCAGTATAGCTGTAGCAGTCCCTTAGAGGTGATATGAGCAAAGACGATGAGAAGGATGAGGCGCTCCCGTTTCTACTCGGCCCCTTCCTGGTCAACCTTCCTTTTGAAAGCAACCATCTCTTTACTTAATCTGCGACCGTCCTCCTGGTCCAGGATGCAGTCATTGCATGCATCACAGTAGTCAGCCTTCACATCCTTTATAACTGTCGAATGACCTTTATACGCATAGGGTATGTCACGTGCGTCTGTCACCAGTTCGGCCTGGCCACACATTGGGCATCGCATCACTTCGCTCCTTGAGTTCAGCTCCGTCATATGCAACTGAGTTGATGTAGTTTAAATACTAATTAGATGTATGATAAATGCATATCTGATGTAATAGATACATCAAACAACTAGGGAAAGTACTATGACCTATATGGATTGGCTGCCAAAGAATTCTTCCGAACTCGCGGCATGGATTCAAGCGATAGGATCGATAGCCGCTATCGTCGTAGCCATTGCGGTACCGGCAGTCATCAATAAAAACCAACGTCGCCTATTGGCAGATGAGAAGGAAGAGCGGGCCAAGAACGCGGTTCTCATTATCTACCCACCGATAATGGATTTGAGTCGCTCGATCGACGCCTTCATAGAGTTCAATGCACCTGACTATGACCCTGAAGATCCTGGCATTCAGATAGATCCTCATGATGGCGAATTCGCCAAGCATATCCCTCGCGTTCTTGCCGTCGCCCCTGTACTAAATGAATTACCGCCATCAGTAGCTGGGCCAGTTCGGTCATTGGTTGCAGAGCTCATAGATTTTGATCACTGGCTCCAATCCATACCTGCAATAGAACGCTCAGGATCTCCTGCGTTTTACAGGAATAATATCGATTTCATCCGAGAGCGTGCGGAGGAGCTGGATAAGTACGCCACGACAGCAATGGGCGCGGCTTATGAAAAGCTGCATGGGAAGAATCCTAACCCAACATAACCTGACATTTTTTCAGGATTGCCTCACATGGAAGGCGAAAAAATTAACATGTGAGGCCTAAAGCCTTTACATCCAGGCCGCATCTGCAGGCGAACCGGAAGTCTATCCTGACAACCTTCCGGTTCAAGTGTCTACAAATTTACTGTTGCCAGCGCCAGCATAGAGTCCATGCGCTTTGCGGGTGCTCCAACTGTCTACAAATTTACTGCTCTATCCTGACATTTTTCCGGTTGGCCCAGGCTATATGTGTAGGGAAACCGGGTTCATATATGGAGAGAAACCGGGTTCTTTCCTGACAACTTTCCGGTCAAGTGTCTACAAATTTACTGCTCCAGATCCCAACCGAGTATTCATGCGGTCTGGGTAGCCGTCCGAGCGACTCATACTGTCTACAAATCTACTGTTCTATCCTGACATTTTTCCGGTTGGCCAAGCCCATATGTGGTGAGAAACCGGGTTAAGGATGTCTGTACATTAATATGTGTAGAGAAACCGTGAAGTTGCTTCTATCAAACGTCAGTTCAATCATTGTATTTGTGTAGAGAAACCGGGTTCTTCTTGTAGTTCTTTTGGGCAGATTGTATTGTTCTGCACTCGCTGCAAATTCAGCGAACGGGTTTGGCGACCCGATATGACAAAGGCGCACAGGCGCCCCAAACGAATGCAGGCGCTTTTTTTGTGCCCGTATCTTCGTGTTATGGCGGCTGTGCGCGGGATACCTTCGGGTATGCCGGGTCTCTTTGTCCCCGGTTCGCCAACCTGCGCACAGCTGCCTCCTAAATCGTTTGGCGACGATCAAGGCAGCTCAAAAGACAAAGGAGCACCTCATGGATCCGCTTGATCGAGCACAGCTTGAAATCAACCTGAACCTCATATTGCACGCAGGAAAAGCATTGCAAACTATCGCCCAGCTGGTAGCTCAGAGCGATATTGCTGAACCAGGGTTTGGTGTGATCACCCAAGAGCACCGAGTTCATCTAATGGGTGCAGTTGAAGTTATAGGCGAAAGCTTAGTAAGACGTACCTTTATTCTTGGCCAGATCCTAAGGGAAGATTAGTCATGGAAATGGAGGCTTTATCTCCTGCCTACGTTTACTTTTTACGCCATGATAGTGAGCCACGGATAAAGATCGGCAAAGCGATTGACATGCCTCGACGCTGGAAGCAATTAGGTGAGCCATTCAACTTGAGCCAAAGCTTCTACACAGTTTGTTCTTCTGAGGCAGAAGCCTTCGTCCTAGAAAAGAAATTACACCGAGCTTTTAAAAATCAGCGTCTCGATCTAGATAAGCGTTTCCAAGGAAGCACCGAATGGTTCGATGCTGTTGTGATCGATACGATATTGGAACTAGTAGATGGCGTTCTACCTGTAGAGGCTGTTGCTCCTAGGCCTCGTTTAAAGAAGGTTAAGCAAAAGATGCCCATGTGGCAGATCAGGCCGGGACTATACAGCCATTGGCAATATGAGTTTCGGCTTCTTCTGATAGAGGCTCTTCGTGAGTGCACCCTAGAGTTCAAGGGTGACAAGTTATATATAGAAGGTAACCAAGCAGAGAAATATGGCTATCTCCTGTTCCGATACTGGGTCGATTATCAGGTAGGTTATGAATCAGGATGGTTTAAAATTTTTGGATCAATGAGCATTCCAAACCCTCCTAGCCTTCGATATAGCCTCACCATCAATTCCTCTATTCCTCTGTCAACTTTTGCTGGTTTGGTAGCGGTCCCTGGTGAGCAGTTTCAGACCTCTTTTTCATATGTGTAGAGATCCCGTGTTTCTATTAGATCTTTGCTTTTGCTCTGAAAAAAAGAAAGAGTTTGTATTTTTCTTTTCTTTTTCCTTTTTAAGGGCCGCTACAGCCCAGTCCTGGCGCGGCTTTCAGCGTCTATATGTGTAGAGATCCCGTGTTTGATGTGTAGTCAAACCGGGTAATATGTGTAGTCAAACCGGGTAATATGTGTAGCTAAACCGGGTTCGTCTGGAAGGGGTTTTAAGTGGTCAAGAAAAACAAGAAGGACATGGTTGTTCAATCGAACCACTTGGTTGAAGCGGCTTACCAGTTGAGTCTTGGGGAAAAAAGACTGCTTCTGTTTTGCATAGCCCAGATCCGACGCGATAGCGAGCTGACGGATCAAGTTATGTATACAGTTCACGCTTCTGATTATGCCAAGCGCTTCAACATTAAACTAAACGCCGCCTATGAAGAGATGGCACTAGCTGCTACCAAGCTTGAAAGCGAAAGCCGTGTAACTATTTATAGAGACATCGATGGGAAACCGGCCAAGTTAAAGCCTCGGTGGGTACAGACAGCAGGTTACTTGCCTCGAGAAGGCAAGGTCGCTCTTCGATTCAACCACGACGTTGTTCCGTACCTTTCGCAACTGCAGACAGAGTTCACTCAGTATCACCTAGATGATGTCTCTAGAATGACAAGTCCTAACGCTATCAGACTCTATGAGCTTCTAGTCAAATGGCGTAATAGCGGTGATATGCATACGTTTGAGATCAACACGCTCAAATCACTGATGGGACTCGATGAAAGATATACATTAATGTCTAACTTTAGGAGGTCAGTGCTAGATGTCTGCGTGGCCCAGATCAATACACATTCCCCTTTATTCGTCAGCTATGAGCTAGTCAAATCAGGCCGCAGCGTTTCCCATCTTACCTTTCATTACTCAGATAAATTACTTGAACCCCTTGAAGTATCTGATCCTAAGGTACCGAAACCGGGTAAGAAAACACTTACTCGTGATCTGATTGCTCGCAAAGCTTTACCTGGAGAAACGTGGGAACAAGCAGAGGCTCGACTAAAAAAGGCTTTGGCTTCTGTCTAAAGACAGTCGGAATTCTTAGTCGATAGCGCCTGCATATGACCAAGGCTTATCAGCATAGCCGGAAAGTTTAGTCGTTAATCACACCTTCAAGGCTGCTTAAACCTGGGCCTTAGCTATATAGCCGGAATCTTTAGTCGATACCCTCGACTACCTAAACCACTTGGTACCTATAACACCATTCTCATAGAGACCGAGCCGCGCTTTCGAAGCTGTCAGATAAACCAGCCCGCAATAGGTGCAGCGCTTGCCACCACCGTGCGCTGATATCTCTGTCTGGACTGACTCTGGAAACTGCGCCAGTAGGCTAGCGCCTACATCCATCTGCCTATTTGAGTTGCCACCGGAACACTCATCAGGGCAGTAGCCTGGAGGATAGTGCTTTGGCATATCTATCTCCTAAACCCAGTTTGCATAATTAAGACCTGGAACTCGACTGAACTCACGCAAGTTGTTAGAGACCAGTACGCAGCCAGTAGCAAGTGCATGTCCAGCTATCAGCGTGTCATTTGTGCCAATAGTCTTACCGGCCTGACTCAGCACATCCATGACCTCGATTGCGGAATCAATGGCGCGGCTATCCAAAGGAAGGATGGCATCTACTCGGGCAACAAACTCATCTATCAACCCCTTGAGTTTTGGGGATGCCTTTTTACCGATCTGCCCAGTGCGCATTTCCATGTAGGTGACTGTAGAAATCACAATCTGGTTACCCTTTTCTACCTCAGCCGCCAATTTCTCAAGAACAGCTATTGGATGCTCTTTCATAATGTAAGAGCAGATATTGGTATCGAGCATGTAAGTAATCACAGATCGAACCGACCTTCATCAGCAATGACGTCAGGCCGCTCATTCAGGAAATCAGGATCAGCCTTTGGCAGTGTGGCGAATGATGTCCAGGATGGACGAGCAGGACGCAGGATAGTCACGTCACCTTCACGCCTGATCTCAAGCTCTCCGACACCTTCATAAGCCATGTCAGCGGGTAGGCGCACTGCCTGGTTCTTACCATTTTTGAAAATAGATACGGTACGCATTTCCTTACTCCAGCATATGCAAGACATATGCATTGTAAGTACGTGCGTAGGCATATGCAAGGCATAGGCTATGCGTTACTCATTCCGTCGATGCACTGGATTGAGTTATTACGTAGATCACAATCCCCTGCCTTCTTTCCTCCTCCCGTCCTCATTACCCTTTCCTCCTATATTCGCGCTGCTAATATCCCCTGAACCAGCCCCCGCCACGGATTGCCGCTATGCCGTATCGCCGCAAAGACTCCAAGTTCTACTGGATTTCCTATATGGACTCGTCGGGTGAGTACATCCAGCGATCATCCAAGACGACCAAACTGGCGGAGGCCAAGGTCCTCGAGCAGACTGAACGTGCGCAGGCGTGGCGTGATCGTCAGTTGGGCATCAAACCGCCCAAAACATTTGAGCAAGTGGTCACCAAGTACCTGCTGCATGCTCGCCAGGTGCAGCGCAGCTATGACACAACGGTGATCCGGATCGAGATCCTGCGCCGGCACTTCGCTGGTCAGGTCATCAACAACCTGACTGCAGCTGACGTACGCCATTACATCGATGCTCGCCTGAAGGATGGAATCTCCAACAGCTCAATCAACCGCGAGCTGTCTGCGCTGTCGGCAGCTATCAATCACTGCAACAAGGAGTACGAGTGGGAGCTGCCCAACCCTGTCAGTGGTAGACGAACCAAAGAGCCAGAGGGTCGGGTGCGTTGGCTGCGTCGAGCGGAAGTGGAGGCACTGTGCCGTGCAGCCAGAGAACAACGCCATGGCGAGCTGCTCGACGACTTTATCCGGCTTGCCGTTAATACAGGCATGCGCAAAGAGGAGCTGCTGGGACTGGAGTGGTCACGCGTTGACTTGGCCAACATGCTCATCCACCTGGACAGCGAGCACAACAAATCTGGAAAACGGCGATCCATTCCGATTAACCAGAAGGCGCTCACCATACTACGGTCCAGGCTGGCCCATCGAGCCGAGCATTGCCCGGATGCACCGCATGTGTTTGTGCGTGACACAGGTGAGCGGGTCAAAACAGTCCGGACCGGATTTGAGAGTGCCTGCAAGGCAGCCGGTATTCAGGATCTGCACATTCACGACCTGCGCCACACGTTCGCTGCTCACCTGGTGAGCGAGGGTGTACCGCTTCCGGAAGTACGAGATCTGCTTGGCCACTCGACGATCATCATGACTGAGCGTTATGCGCACCTTGCGCCGGCGCGGGTAAGAAAGGCAGTCGAAGTACTCGATCTGTTGGGTGATGAGGAGTCAGAAGGGTCGTTACGTTCAGACTACGGCATAAATCCAGTGCATCGAGAAAAAGAACCAACGATACGGCTCAAGGCTATACAGGGTGGGGCTTTGCGGGAATAGTCAGGATGACGTAGAAATGACGATGCACTGGATACTATATCCAGTGCATCGAGCGAAAGACGGCATAGCTTCTAGGTTTTGCGGAACAGCTTGAGTTGAAAGCGGGACAGAAAGGCGGGAAATGGATGTTACGTTCAGTCGACTTAAATGTGCGACTGTCTCCATCTAGTTCAGAACGTAGCGGTGATTACCGATAGTGAGGGTATGCCAGCCAATTCGGCGCGGCCCCCTCAGGATGATCATCATGATCGAAGCTGTCATAACCTCTCGCATTGAATACCGCATTACCCGTCATAACGGCTTCGACATCAAGCGTATGCGGCCCTGCCTTAAACGCATGCGTAAGATCACCGCTGAACATCACCAGACCTACTATTACGGAGAGTACTCTCACCATGACGTCTGGACAGAAGATGGCTGGCTTGTGATCTCCGTCTTTGGAGAAGATGGTCTGCAGAGTGGTATCAGAAAGGGCACGGCTGTAGGATTCGTCCACTTTGCTCCAGAGACGCCACTCTATGTTGATGTATCCAGAAAATGACCAAACGACCTGACGCCAGCCAGCACAATGGCGATCCTGAATATCTGCGATCGCTGATCGAGCAGTCAGGTCTCTCAATACGTCAGACGGCGGATCAGATCGGGATCCGCCGTACTGAACTGCAGGCCTACCTTTACGATGAGGCAGACGAACGCCATCGTACCGTGACGTACCCAGTACAGTTTGCGTTGGAATGCCTAGCGATACCGGAGAAAGCCAATGACTGACTTTAGTTTCGAAGTCGATTCAGAAAAGGATGTCTCCTATGTTCTGTACAAGGACAAGAGAACACGGTTCGTCATCCATAAGGAGTTTTGGCCTAAACTCTCTTACACCGTAAAGGCGCATTATCCAGAGGCCGGTAAAGTGGAAGTGATAGGTGTACGCAAAACTCAAGAAGCGGCGGTAGAGCTGGCTGAGAAGTCAGTGCTTGAAAGGTCGGACTATCTCTAGTCCTTGAGGCAGTGCTCCATCCATGTCCGGTTATGGGCCAGCACCTGGTTAAGCGATCCCTCTGACAACTGCGCCCGTTCGATGGATGTGATGGTCTTCTGGGACACACCCTTCTCTCGGACTTCAATCATTCCTTCTGTAGGTACACCGTAGATCTCCGGTCCGAGCAGCCGAATCGGCTGAACCCATGAGCAGCCCATGTCCCGTGGCTGTTCAATCCTTACGGCTCCAGTCCCGCTGCAGCTCGCTACGAACATCATCGAGAGGAGTATTGGCCACCTGCTCATTTGTCTGGTCTCGCTTCTGTCTGTTGAACACCATCCTGTCCGTGGCTTCCACAACTTCCTTTGCATCCTTCTCAGCTCGTCGCGCCCTCTCCTCAGCAACGGCCTGCCCGGTCTGTGCTACCGCAACTCGTGCATCAGCCTGGCGTGTTGCTCTGAAGTGGCCATACGCGGCGCCAGATATCCCGGTGATTAGCGCCAGCAGCAAGGGCCAGTACTGGTGGATGAGTTCTGCTATCACGTGTCCTGGGCTCCATACTTAAGATTCAGCGCTACGCGGTTGACCCACCCGCCCCCGTAGCGCTGAAACTTTTCCAACCTGGTAATGAATGCCAACCGCTCTGAGTTAAACAGCATGACGAGATCAGTTACGCTCGTTGCTTTAACTGCTGCAAGAGTGAGGCGGCCAACGCTTCCATCATCGGCCACACCAACAGCCCGTTGGAGAAACCTGATTGCGTTGCCCGGACCATGATTTACCTGAGCGTCAAATACCTGAAAAGCAAAGCCCGGATCGTATTCCCCCATCTTGGCCCTGTCCCAGTAGTCACGCTTATAGATGTCCTTGGCCTGCGCCAGAGTCAGATTCTTAATGTCCAGGTGCGGATAAGCCATTGCACTGATGCCGAACTTCGTCCCTCTTAGCTCACCTACCCCAATGATGCCGGATGTCCAGTTGCCACGGTCGGCCCGGTCCTCCTGGTACTTGCCCTCATGGCCAACTACTCGTTGAAATGCCTCATCAAAATTCATGGGCTTACCTTTCTCAAGGCGAAAAAAAACCCGCTGGTGCGGGCCTGTTCTTTCGTATCGGATTAAAGACTGAACGCCCATTGTATGGATCGGGGGTCATTGCTTGCGCGAATATCACGGGCGGCTTCATCACGAATCGCCGTATAGATTGCAATCCGCTCAAAGTCTGCGCGCTCAATTGCCCTTTCCACCAGTTCTTCAAACGACTCTTCAAATCCCACACCCTGGCGCGCCGCGTGATACGCAGTCAGAAGCGGTGTGGCTGGTTTGTTTTCGGCCGGTGCCGCCAGCCAACGCAATGCTTCGCCTGCCTGATACATGATGGCAGCGGCTTCATAGGCCGGGCTGTTGCCGTACACTTGCTGTAATGCAATGGCAAATTCTGAATTTAAATTGAACAGCGAATCATTGCGCGCATTTTCTAGCAGCTCTTCAGGCGTTGGCGCATTCACGTCAAACCAATGTCCGCCGATCCATTCCCCGGTTGTCATGCGCTGAGCGCCTTGGTACTGACCCCGGTACATGCCATCAGGGGCGGCATCACGCGTCCAGTTTTCCGGGACCATCGTCAGCTCTTCGTCGGTATAATAGTCGCCCTTGAAATAGGCTTCTGCGTCCAGTTCGATGATGTGCATAGTTTTGGCCCTTATAGATCAAGCGGAATCAAGGCGGACATAAAGACGCCGTTCCCGCCTGCAATGCCCTGAATTTGAATATCACCCGTTGTTTTGACGGTGATGCGTGGGAAGGTCTTTGTGTACGTGTTCACCGTTGCCGTGTTTGCAACGGGAATTATCACGTCGCCCAGAGGACGGAAACCTACGGGCAAAATAAACACGGACGCGTTGTCAGTTGATGACCCGTTGTAAACCTGAATCTGCAACTGCAACAGGCCACCTAGTTTCCTGAACCCGGTGCGCCCGCTGCCGAAATTGACAAACCCGTTTAACAGCGTGACGGGCTGGTAAGGCTCATTGAAGGGCACCAGGGCACCGTTTAATAACAGCTGTTGAATGTTGTTTGCCTGCGTGGCGGCAAGCTGGGCTGAAAGCCCCCTTAATAGGCGTTCTGCGCTGGGCATGTCGGCCCCCTTAGGTCAGATTAGTTAGGCGCGTTACGTTGTCGTCAGATAAAAACGATTGATAAAAAACCATCTCGTCTATACGGCCAACAAATGGATAATCAACGGCAGCTATAAAAGCGCACCCTATGCGGGCAGTCGTGGTGCTGTCAGGGAATGCGTATTTTGCTGACCCGACCAGCTGGTTATTCACGGTCAGGAAAAACCCGTTCGCAACCGAGTACCGCAAACAACACGCCATTGTTTGGTTATACGGATGCACTACGGTGGTAGTGATCACCCCAGCCACCCCCGAGCGCATGAACCGGAACGTATAGCCCGCGCTGGTGCCCACAATATCCAGCTCCGGTGCGCCGTTCTCCTGGCCCAGCTGGAAGATGGCCCCAACATTGGCTTTTGGCGGAATGGCCGTGGCGTTGATCAGGAAAAAAATTGAAAAATCCTGAGCCTTGTTCACGGGTGTGCCGCCTGCGCGTAGGATCTCTTGAACGGTTCCAGGCAATGAAAATGCGGCGTCCTCGCTGGTGCCCAAAAGCCCCGGTGCGGTCAGCGTTGATGCGTTGCTGGCGCTTGTGAAGTCCCGCCCGTTGCCGGATGAGTCTTTTACCACCATTCCTGATGTTTCGTTGAAACGTAGGTATGCAGTCGGATTCAGGGCTTTGGCCGCATCAAAAAACGCATCTGTTGCGGGCACAATTGTTGGTGTCTTGTCGATGTACGGAACAACCGTTAGGACATCGCTTGCGCTGTCCAGCCCATCGCGTAGCAATAGCGTATTACCGGTGGTTGCGGTGTACTCGGTAAGCAAAACGCCGTTTATAAAAACATCCAGCTGATTGGGAATATACCCACCCGGAATAGTGAATAACCGCTGTCCAGCGGTACCCGACAGTTTCAGCGTTTTACGTGTGCCGCTCGCTCCGCCTCCGCTTGAGAGTCCAGCCAACTTGGCGGCTACCCATTTAGTGGTAGGTAAGCGGTCGCTGTTTTCATCTGCTGCGGGTGTGGGTGCGCTCGGGGTTCCTGTTAACTTAGGGGAGTCCAGGGGAGCGGCCTTGGCCACGCGTGCGGCTAGCGTTTTTATGTCAGCGCCAATGGCTTGCAGCGTCGACACAACGTTGTCGACCATCGACATCAGATCGTCCCCCGCGCCGTGGTGTAGGTACCCAGATAGTCAAAGTTCGGATCACCGATGCCCATGTTTTCACCGGCTTGTTTTTGCTGAGCGATGGTGAGCGTTTGCGGCTCGTCAAAGCGTATGCGGTTGTTCAGCCCATTGGTGATGGTGGTTGCAAAATTGGCATCATTGCCAAGTGCTGTTGCCAGTTCTTCCAGCGTGTCTAGCGCCGCGCTCGCTTTACCCACCAGTTGAGTGCGCAAGCTGTCGGCTGCAGTCTTGACCAGATCCGAAATTTTGGCTGCCGAATACGTAGCGGTCGTATCAGTGTTGGTGGCTTGGTCATTGATCTTTGCCCCGCCTGAGCCACTGCTGGCATTCTTGGCGATCTGTAAGACTTCATTGATAGCCGCAACTAGACTTGCCTTGGTGGTGGTATCCAGCGTGGCCAGATTGCCGTCACGCAGCGCCAGCGCGTTCATGTCCTTGCCGATTTGTTGCAGCGCCGCGACGAGTTGGGTTTGTAAGCTCATAGTTCAGTGCCTCTGTTGGATAGGTACGCGTCTAGTAAATCGGTGTCATCTTCGGCAGGGGACGGGATCGGCTCGCCGTCACGAGCGCTTTCGTAATAGGGCAGGAGGTCGATAGAGATTTCCCCCGAAGCGGCCACGTAGAGCCCTCCATCAGTACCGCGTCTTAATGCGTTGTCAGGGTCGGCGCTCAGCACCGCACCACCCTCACCAGGTGGCCCCTGCACTGCAAATGCAATGACCATGGGTCCTGGATCTTGTGAATCAGTAATGTCGGTAGTCATAGGCCCCTCGGCTATGCGGTAAACCGCGCCAGCTGGAAAGCGCAGCGTCATCTCGTAGTGGCCGCGCTCTGGAATAACGGCATCGGCTTCGATGATTCGACGGATACGACCAGGCCCCTCGATCACCAGGCCTCCTGCCATGCTGTCCAGGACAATGGGCTCATCATCTTCCTTACAGCCAGTGATCGTGAGCGTCGCTACCACACTCTCAAGCTCGATCGGCGGGTGATACACAAGGCGGCCGCCTGTAGCCCTCGTGCCTGCTGCATCAAAGTCGCTGATCTCAAGCGTGTTCTCATCGATGAGGCGAGCAATGTGTGGCCATGCTTTACCGGCCTGACGGTTCAAGGCAGGAAGGTTTCGGACATCGTGTATCCAGACGGGCCAGTCATAGGTAAGGCCATGCTCTGGCACTGTGAGGCGCACTGGCGCCTCTGCCTGGATTGACTCAATGGCCTTATAGACCCATCGCTCCTGCATCAGGAGCATCGCCTGATTTGAAGAAGCTCCAGGAATCAGGCGCAGGGGGATGCGTGCGGGCTGCATCGTTGCCACTCCTTTGTGTGTGAGGATTAGGAAGCCAGGACGGGTAAAACGGTGATGCGGGCAAACTGGCGCACGATGCGGAAAACGTTGTAACCGGGCGGAATCTGCACGGCCCATTTGGACCCGATATAATCGCCATTGGTGGGGGTACCGATGCGCGGCACAAACACGACATAGGTGTCGAGCACGTCGGGCGGTGCGTTGAACGTAACTGTTTGAGCCGTGCTTGATGCGTTTTCAAGAATCAGGAGCACTTCAAAGGCGCTCATGCCTGTGAATTGGGCAAAATTGACAGTCAGCGCTTGGCGGGTTTGGCATTCGACATAACTGCTGGCGTCGTCGAGCGTGAGTGTCGGCCCCGGTTGATACTGGCCGGTATCGGGATAAGTAGTGCCCGCCCCCCCGCTTGACGCTCCGCCGGCCCCGACTTGCTCGAGCCATGCAGCCGTAACGCTTAGATAGGCAAATGTTCCAGCCGGCCAGCTGCGGGCGCTGGTGCCCTCCTGCGCGCGGTTGATAAAAAACCCATCCGCCACACTTACCACCTCGACGGCCGTTTGTTTGGTCACGTCGAGGCTGTCCGATAACGTCACGATATAAAAATCATTTTCCCGGTCTGGAAAGGTCAGCTTGCCTTTGGCGGCATTATCGAGTGGGATTTGATAGGCAGACGCGGATAGATCCGCTGTCAGCTTTGTGAAAAAGCCGTTCTTGAAACGCTGCATAGATGAAAGCCTCAGACGTAAGTAACGGGCAAGGTCTGCCCGAGCGTTACCGCGCCGGATATAGGGTTATACGCGCCATAAAGCACGCGCCCCTGGCTAAAGGTGCGCGCATCAATCCCCCCCGGAAATGCTGTTTTAAGATAAGTAACGCCGCGACCTTTATTCAGGTCAGAGTGTGCAAGGCACAAAAGATGGTTTGCGTACCAGTAATGGCCGGTTGTGAGTTTTGACGTTCGGTCTGCTGGATCAAGCGCCCCAGCCGTAAGGTAAAAATAGGTACTTACGTTGTATTCAGGCAGATAATCGACGCGGTAACCCGACCCAAGAAACCAGTCATGCGTGAATGTGGTGAAAAAGTTTTGTGCTGCTGTCTCGTCCCTGCTGTCCCACACGGCCCCATTGATAGTGATGCGTTGTTTTATTACCCGTTGCGGAACCACGCTCGCGGGTTCGAATGCTTCTACATGCGCGACTCCATCAATGGTTTCGGCTGCGTCATAACTGTATTCCACGCTCGCCCGGTCGATAACGCTGCCGTCAACATATAAAATGCGTGTGTGCCGCTCGGTGATGGTGTAAGTGGCCTTGGCTTTGAACCTGTACTGATAATCGTAGTTTCTCTTGTTGGTGTTCTTGTCCGGCGTACAAGCCCCCGCCGGGTCTGGCGTGAGTTCCACGGTTGATACATAAGGCGTTACCGCCTCGCCCTTTCCGCTTGCCGTTCCGCCCCGGTTTCCGGTGTATTGCACATCCATTGTTATGCGGGCAATCGAGCCGTCAGGCTTGAACCAATAGCCAATTGGTACGTTCGTGATGTTTACATAACGTGACTCAGAAAAAATGCCCTCTTGAATCTCAAGGTCAATCGTATTAACAACTGTAGTTTCAACGGCTGGGCAGCCTGTCGGCGGGTCTCTGGACGTTTCATAGTTAGGCCGCCATTTAAACTTGACGCGTTCCGAATCTGGGGTTTGATCCCATGTAGCTTTTGCTTGGTCAGGCCGGTTCAATACGTCTATTTGAGCCTGAAAGGGTTTATCGTCTGTGCCATCGCCCTTGATCGTTAAGAGCAGCGCCCCATTTTCGGCGGTTATGCCCTCCCCAACGCCAGGCATCAAAATAGCGCGGCTCCCGGTGGGGTCGACATCAAACACGGTTCCTACCATCAGCGCCCATGTGTCGTTTTTTGAGAGGTCATTTAGTACGAGCGGTACGGTTCTTGTTTCAGGCTCCCATGTTGACGTGTCGGCCTGCTCTTTAAGAATGCCAAAGCGCTTGAGCGTGAGGGTGTTAAGCTCGGCATCTAAAGAAAAGCCATCAAAGATGACGGCCCAAACGTTACCCGGCGCTATCGCGTAGAGCCAGCGGCCTTCCTGCGGGTAGTGCTGCCCATGTAGCGCGAACCGATAGCCGTCACTGTGACAAATAACGTCATTAGTCCACTGATAGCCGTTTATAAGGTCGTTAGCCTTTTCAGCTGCGGTTCGTATCGGTGGTTTAGTCCCCGGAACGGTCAGCCTATAGGTGACAAAATTGGCGCTATAGCCTGGCCGCTTCTTTCCGTTTGATAGCGTCAGCGATCCCCCGACAACAAGGCCATGAAACGGACATCCCCATGCGCCAAAATCACTTAAAACATCAAGCCCTTCAACTGGTAGGTTTGGCATCAGGCTTCACACTCGGATCTAAAAACTGGAACTCAACCTTTTCATTATTCGCGTCCGTCATCGTCAGCTTTTTTAGGGTTTTCAGTTCGAGTGAATAGACGCCATCAGAGCTGACTAGAAAACGGGTGTCGTAATATTCGCGGGCTACCTGCTCCTTGCCGCCTACCAGTTCGGGTTGATTATCGGCATTTAACTTGGGGCTTTCCTTTAGAGGGCTCGCAATACCACTGGTGGTTGACCTGGCGGGCTCCTTCCATGTGCCAACCCCTGCCGTTGGTGTAAGGCTTCCTCGCTTTTCCAGTACGGATAAGGATCGTCCTTGTGAGGTTGCCGCCGGGTTTACTAATCGATTCAGGTCCTCAACAGTCGACCCGGTACGCTCAGCAATAAGCCTTTGGCCAATGCCGCGGCGCTCAGCTTCATTGTTGATACCTATCGCTCGGCGGGCTGCTTCATTATTTGTCCCAATTGCGCGCCTGGCTGCTTCGTTATTAGCACCGATCGCACGCCGTTCTTCTTCGCTCATGGTTAGAGTTCCAGGGTGTCTTGAGGAATAACGATCCGATAAGTAGTGGCCACCTCGTTGACTTGCTCATCCCGCCGCGCTGCATCTATTTCCGGAGCGGTTATCTTGAACCTGCGCGGGTATCTCTCAGGCGTACTAGCAGCTGGCCCCGTAAAGCTTCCAGAAAATCCGTCAAGCGTATCGTCATACGGAGGATCATCCGAACGGCCAGAAATCTGGGTCGGGAGTTGTTCAAAAGTGCTGCCAGTAGGAGGGTTCAATACCTGAGTCAAAGGAGGCATAACTGGGGCGCTCGCCTCGTCATCGGCTCTTCCACCCATGAGAATGGCGACGGTTAAGCGAGTAACGGCGCTACCCGACTCCAGATCAAAAGTGTCCTCAATGTGACGACACTTGCCTGTCGCTTTTATGCCTGCATCATTGATGCTCAGCGTATGGATGAGGTCAACATCAGCCACCATTGGTGACGGGACCTCAATGCTGACCTTGGTATCACGATGGGCGCTGATAATAGTTACGTATGCCTGTTTGATCAGCAGATCGATCGCGCCCGCCCTTCGGGTCTCGTCTCCAAGGTCGGTAATACCTCCCTTGCTATCAAGATCCGTAATCTCATCCTTCTCCCATGCATCCGTTCTCTTATCCTCTATCTCTAAAGCGAGTCGCACTCGGGCAATCTGCTCTCCTGACTGTTCGACGCTTGTTGTCGCCTCCACCCGGATCGAGTATTGCTCAGTGATTTGCTGCACCCAGCGCCGCCCAGTCGTAACGGTAAGACCCAGCACCAGCTCCGGATAGTAGTAGTTAATCCATGGCGCCCCTGTATTACAGGGGTCGGGATGACTAGCTGGCAGTTCCATCCAGGAGGCCTTCAAGAGCGTCTGGCCAGATCCCTTGATAGCTTCGTTTACCATTTCCTTGCCAGGAAGCTCAGTAGACTGGGTGCGCCAGAAACAGAACGCCTGGCCTGCAGTCAGGTAGCCACCGGTCTGAGGGCTTACCCAGGCGTATGTATTGTTCTCTTGCCATAAGCGCGGGAAACGGTATCCCCCCTCAATGATCACAACGTTGGTGAGATTATCCAGCTGAGCCAGTTCGATCCGGGTATTGCCATAACTTGTGGTACCCGCACCGAATACATAGGAAGGGACAGACGCAGCCCAGGGAGTAACCCTAAGCTCTCCATAAGGCGATGCATCCAGACTTGCCGGCCTTGTACTCAGGCGTTCTGTTGCATAATCCCAGTGTGACCGGCCTTCTGTAGGTTCGAAGACATCCTCAGACCATACGCCACCTACCAGGGCATCAATGGCCTCAATGGACATAGCCTCCACACGCTTCTGCAGGCTGTCCGTACATTCAAGGGTAAGCACTCTGGTAAACGGATCAAATGTCGGATCAGATATCTGCCCGGTGTAACGCCTGATCGATCTGGCCTCTTTACCGCGCCAGAACAGAAAGTCGATCTCCACAGCACGACCAATCCAGCCGGTTGGTACTACCGGACCTGAAGCCAGTTGGATGGAAAAGGTTGCAAGACCCGCTGCACCTTCCTCACGATCAATCGTAATCTGACCTGTGAGACGGCTACTTACGTCCTCTCCTGCAATTCGAACAGCCATTCTCCAGACATAAGAATGACTCGGCGATACCGACTCAGGATCGGCAGGATTTACTGGCGGCGCTGGTTGATCAGGCCAGGTAGGCTCTGTACCGGGTGTGGGTACCGGATCTGGAGGAGTTGGCTCTACAGGAGGGATCGGTGTAGTAACTGTTTCACCAATCTGTGTGCCGGCATTAACAGGCGCGCCGTTGACTAAAGAACCATTAATCATGCTTCTTGCGCCGTCATAGTCCAAGTGAACGTTGCGTTATTCGGATCCATCGACTCATCTGTGGGATCGGTAAAGACCGTAAACACAGGCATCCATGAAACCCGGTACAAATCAGCGTTAGGCACCTCGTCGAACGTTGCCACCAGATCCTGAACAGTGACCCTGCAAGGCAACCAAATCCCATCAACGTAAGCCATTGCCCATGGATCAACATCGGGTCTGGGAGTAGAGATCAGCGAGACTGTTGTTGTCTTACTGGATATGGCCTGTGGCTTGGTACACCTAAGCTCAAGAGGTGAATTAAAATCCAGCCCATCAAAGCCAGGCCCCATCCACCCTGTGCCACTGAGAGTGATGGTAGTCTTGGACCAATGCAGCATACTGACCAGCGCGCCCTGGCTTAAACGAATCAAGGAGCGACCCTCTGCGCCTCGTACATAACGCTGTGTCACGGTCCCGGCCTGCAAAACTATCGGCAGGCCTTCGAGCATAACTTGAGGTTTTGCCATTATGTCCATGTCCTCTGAGTGCGCCCGAACTTCTTACGCAGCCGCCTAAGCTGATCTCCCTGGCTAGCCGGGACAGACACTGAAAGCGTGTCCCCACCAGGAAAGCTGAGGTCCATGGTTCCCAGGTACTGCGCTTGAGCGCTCTGCATCAGCGAGGGAGATGCAGATGGGATCGATGGCAAGGGTCCAGATCCGACAGGCCCACCTGTAGCAAACCTGGGAAAACGACGCGCGTTGATCGCTCTCATGAAGTCGTCACCCCAGTACTGAGAGGCCTGCGCGTTGATGACCCACTCTTTTCTGGAAAGCCATGCAGGAATGCTGTCTGAGGTTGTTGTGCCAGGCCCAAAGACCTTACCGCCACCCGAAAACTTGGGTGCACTGGAGGGAGCGGACGTACTCTTCCCGCCTGACTTGATCAGGTTCGCAGCTTCATCAAGGTTGGAGTTTGGTGCGGCAAGGGTTACCGGAATAACCATGTATTTAGCGTAAGCCTGGGCCAGCGCCTGAAGCCTGGCCGTAGTCTGCTGCTCCGATGTTTCATTGGGCACATAACTGATCTGTATACGCTGGAGCGCTGACGCATAAGCCACTAGCTCATCGACCTGCTTTTTGGCTGCATCCACTCCTTTCTGAGCATTGGCCTCATCCAGTTGCGCCGCTGAGTTGGCGATCTGCTGCAGTTCTTTGGCGATACCGGAAAATCCGTAGGTGTTTTCCCCCGCCTGCTTAAGGTCCTGCAGGATCTTGCCTGCTCGCTCTGCTTCACGGATGGCACCTGCTGTGTCTCCCGCCTGTAGTGCATTACGTGCAGCTACTTTTGCACTGGATACATCGTTGAGGGTGGTACCTGCGCTGCCGCTCTGCATGTCAGTGACAAGGCTTGCAAAGTCTTTGGCAATATCCTTGCGCCGGTCCTGCGCTTTTTTCAGTGCCGTGTTTGCCGCTTCATATGCTGTGAGCTGGGCAGCGAGATTGGCCTGCACCATCTTGAGCTCATTGGACTTGATCGTCTGCAATGACGCCTTGAAGGCGCTTTCTTTCGCCTCACGGTCAGCAAGTGCCTGGGCAATAGACTCTGTAGCCTTACGGTACCGGCTGGCCTGTTTTGCGGCCGCTAGTGCTTCAGGAGATACCGCTGCTGTCGGCCCGTTCTTTTCAAAGTCGGCGCGGCTGATCTGCTCGGAGAGCTTGGAATAATACGTTTGCGCAGCTTTGAGGCGCTCGGCATAGGCAGCTTTCTCCGTTACGGTAAGCGCTTGCTGCTCCTGACCTGTGAGAATAAGTGTATTTCGGTATGGCTCGTTCGCCTGAACCGTGGCCGCAAGTGCCTTGCGGTAATCCTCCTGGGACTTCACCAGGTCCTGGTTCTGCTGGTACAGGTCATAGAGTTCGGCAAGCTGCCCAGCAATGATGCCGTATCCACCCAGCCTCGTCAGGTTACCTACTTTAGAAAGCCCACCCAGGACTCCAGTGAGCCGGCTGGCCTTCCCTGTCAGAACGTCGAGGGATGCGCCTGCAGCTGCTGCGCTTGCCGGCGTTGTGGCCAGTTGGCCAATAAACAGGGCAAATGGCCCCCTTAGAGCTCTAACGACCAACGTCAGGGCTGCCGCACTTGCTCCAAGCGCGACAATCCCGGTAATGGCCACGCGTGTCGGTTGAGGCAACTCATTAAACGCATTGGTCATATCGGTTAGCATGTTGATGATCGGAAGACCCGCAGCAACTGCCTGTCCTAACGCCAGCTGCAGCTCGCCAATTGCTGCCTTGAACGCCTTTATTTGATGTTCAGGCGTATTCTTCATGATGTTGTAGGCGCGCTCTGTTGCCCCTGTTGCGTTCGCCATCTTGGCGACTTCTGCCTGGAGGCCTCCCATATCCTTTGTTAGAGCGGCTACAGCAGTACGGGCTTCGGTATCCGGAATGATCGACTGCAGCGCTGCGTAACCCAGCTTTGCATTGGCGATTTGCTGCAGCGTATTTGTCAGCCCCTTGTATTCAATACCAAGCGCCTGCATGGCTTTCTTGGCTTCCGGTGCTGGAGCAGCCAGGGCGTTGATAGCGCTACGCAGTGCCGTTGTGGCAATCGGGGTGCGAATGCCTTGTACTGTCATGCGCGACAGCGCTGCGGCTACTTCGTCAAACCTGACGCCTGCTGCCGCAGCAATCGGCAGGATCTGGCCCAGTCCGTCAGCAAGCTCCGGAAATGTAGTAACACCGTCCTGGATGGCCAGAAAGAGCTGGTCATATCTCAAGCCCAGCTTTTCTACACCCTCACCATAGGCGTTGATCACTGTCACACCCGTGGAGGCTGCGGTCTTTGTCTCTGTCATACCCGCAATGGCAGCTTTTGTTGCAGCTGTCAGGACCGTCATTGCGTTGTCAGTCTTGACCCCTGACCCCAGAATATCGAGCAAGGCAGAAGCGCTGCCTACCGCATCCGTACCCATCGTCAGGCTAAGCTGGCGGACATTCTTACCCAGGGCTTGAATCTGGTTACTTGTAAGGTCTGTAATGGATTCAACGCCAGCCATCTGCTGGCTGAAGGATGCAAAACGATCAAAGCCCTTGGTGGCAGCAAGAGTAAACGCTCCAAAGCTTGCCGCACCCGCGAGCACCTCAGCCTTAACGGCCGAAAGACTTCCCATCCAGTCACGATTTGCACGGCTTAGGCTCTGGGTCTGGCGTTCAGTCTCAGCAATGCGCTGCGTGAGCGTGTTGTGTGCAATCGCAAGCTCACCAGCAGTGGCAGATCCTGACCGCTTGAGAAGGTCGTACTGTCGCTGCAGCTGTGCTATTTCGGATCGAGCATCTCGAATCTGAGCAACACCAAGGCTCTTGAGAGCACCCTGGATCTGGTTGTCTCGCCCTCCTGCAGCAGTGCTTGCAGCCAGCTCACGCTGTAAGCGCGCCTGTTCAGCTGACAGATTTCGAGTATCAACGCCTGCAGCCTGTAGCTCCTTGCGCTGGGTACGCAGTGCTGCAGTCTGCTGATCAAGCCGGCGCTTGGAGGACTCAAGCGTACGCTCAGCGGCTGCCAGTTCACGTTCAAGTGCTCGAGCAGGCTGAGTACTGGCAGCCAGGGCTTTTTGCAGGTCGTCTACTTTCTTGCGAGCAGCAAAAAACTCGGCAGCGGTTCCCTTGGCCTGGTTCTGAAGTTCCAGCAATGAGCCGACTTGTCTGAGCGGGCGCTCAACCGTTTTGACCATCTCCGCAAATTCTTTGCGAAAGCCTGCCACGCCGGTCTTGGCCGACTCGACATCAGCCCGTAGCTTGAATTCTAAATCGCTCATGTCAGGCCTTTAGTGCTTGCAGAAATAAGCGCCAGGGATAGTCCAGCACCTGGTGATGCCCTATACGGATCAGAGTGCAGATAGTCTTTTCAAGCTGGCTCAAGGCTTGCTCTCTGGTTTGGCCAGACGAGCCAGCATCTCGAAAAAATGGGTGTTCAGCTCTTTGATTCTGTCCTTCACTTTCTCAAGCTGACTGGGCGTCATCTCGTCTATCTCATCAGTGCTGAGACTGGTGAAAGCAGCAATGTCACCGAGCCGGATATCATCGAAAAGACTGACACTGAGAACGTCGTAATCCTCCCGGGCAATGCTTTCCCTGATCTCCTTGACAGTCAGTTCACGTATCACAATGTCTTTGCCGTCCAGGGTCAGGACGGCACGGGTCGATGCGTCACTCATGTGTTCTCCCTAAAAGAAAAACCCCCGGAAGCTCTATGCCTGCGGGGGTTCGTATATAAAAGAGCAAACGCTCAAGTGACGTCCTTGATGACCATGTACTGGGACATGCCAGTACCTTTTCTGGTGGGGTCCTTTTCGACCTTGGCCGTGAATTCCATGCCTTGGAAGTCATCGCCAATAAAGCCCAATGTGGCCGGTGAGTGGTTTACCCGGAATACCTCAATGACAACTGGCTTGCCCGTACGCGCCTCGTTCAGGCCAACAAATACATGGCGGTACCGTTTGCCAGAGTTGACCAGCGCTTGTACGGTTGCGTGCATGGCATAGCTATAGCTAGCTACAACATCCAGTCCCTCTTCTGGCACCGCCCCGTCTTCAACCTCCTCGATATAAGGAAATCCGGCAGGATCAAGGGTGTAGTCCGTATCCAAGACCAGTTCGTCACCACCTGCCGCAGGAGCAAGCACCAGATTGGTTACCCCGGGATTCTTGAGCATGATCAATGAGCCAGGAAATGCACGATGTGCTTCACCAGTGACGGTCCCGGCAGGTACCTCTGTAGCGGATCCATAGAGCGCTCGCGCCATATTGGCCGCTTTATAGTGTCTGGCCTGATAGTTCACAGTCAGAGAGCTGATGCGCTGCACCGTGGCGTCCAGGCCTCCTCCGGGAGTCGTGTAATCTCGCTCATCAATATCATCCGTGGACGCCTCATAAGTAAGGCTGTTGCAGTTGCCAATAAATACGAGCCCCCGGGGATTATCCAGATCCTCGAGGTATTGCTTGCCTACGCCAAGAAAGGCGCCTCTTAGATCAGCCATTGCTCTGTGCTCCTGTGCCGTTATCTGGTGTCAGCTCGGCCTCGGTATTGGCTTTAGAGCCAATCACGCCCGCTTTGGTGAGCCATTCTTTCTCGGCCTCGGTGATCTTGATCTTGTCGTCGGCCTGGTACTGCACGCCTGCATGCGTGTGCGGTTTTTTTAGCGTCACCTGCACGAGGCTTGGGTCATTACTGGCCCGGGTTTTAGCGATCATTTGGATACACTCCGTTGATGACGATGTGGAGTTGAACAGGGATCAAAACGGTTGCGACGTTTGCGCCATTACCCGGTGGGTACGGCTCTGGCGCGCCAAGAGTGAAGTTCGAGACAAGCCTGGGCGCCCATGACACGGGCACCCCTTGAGAAGGCAGCAAGGCCTTGAGCAGATCCAGCTCGATCTGGTCGAGTGCATCCTCATAGTCATCCAGCTGAGTCGAGACCGCTCCGATCACATTGAACGCTCGAAAGACTTTGATTGCCTCCGCGCCTTGCAGTGGTACCTGCGGTCTGGTTGGTTGGACGACTATTAACGGATAGCCCACCTGGTCATCCTGGATCACCTCGTTGAGCCAGCCCGACCGGACGTTGGTACCGGCTGATGTTTCATAGCCGTTTTCCGGAAGAATGGTCTGGAGGTGAGCCACAAACGCCTTGCGAGCCTCGGTAAGTGGATTCATATCAAACCCTCAGCAGCGAGAAGCGATTGACTAGGCCATCCGAGCCCAGGTGATCATCCAGACGATACAGACGATCCCCAAACCGCAGCGTGCATCCCCGGTACGCCTTGGGTGCTTCCTTGATACGAAGGTCTGCAGCTAGCTCAATGACCACGACCATGCCATCCGCGCCAGCGGCGCTGATGTTACGCATGAGGACAACGGTCACATTGCGCGGGGGTTCGCCCTGGTCACCGATGAATACAGCCTCTTCGCCAAATTCATCGAAAAGCCCCTCATCGGCATCCTCAAAGGCATCCTCGAAATCACTGGCCATCTGACTTACTTCGTAAGCTTGATGATGGCACGAGGCATGGTGCAGAGGTTCAGCGGGTTGCTCTGAGCCTCCATGTCGATACCCTTGTTGTGTCGCATCATCTCTTGGCTGGAGTAGTACGGCAGCCCCAGGGTGTTGACTGTTTCCATGTAGTTGGCGGGTGCAAAACGAGTAATAAACAGGCCGTCTACGATAGGGATCAGGTAAGCAACGTTAGTATCGATAAATTCGACCGCCCCAACCTTGCCGTAGAACTCCTCCCAGTAGACTCCTCCGTAGAGGAAGCCTGCTGCGCGTGGGTCAGTTCGTAGGAATACGCCCTCCTGAAAGCGGTCATAGGCTTGTGCAACCGCCCCATGACTTGCGAAATCATCAAAGAAACTACGGCCGCAGATGGCAATCCAGCCTGTAATCAGGCCACTGCCACCCAGTACATCCTCAGCACGGCGCTTGGCATCACTCACCTTGGCCAGCACCTTTGTTGTAGCGGTCCCAAGTCCCATAGGTACGCTGATCTGCTGCACCTGGAAACGGTCGTATATGTCTAGCAAGACACGCTGTCCATCAGCGTCGTAGACCTTTCCTGTCACAGCCCCTACACGGTGGTAGCGAATAGTCGCATCCAGACGCTTACGCATCTTGAGCAGGCGCTTATTCACCATGTTCTCAACACTTTCCAATTCCGATTCGCTACCGAAGGCACGGATACCCTGTACTTCATCGGCCATGATCGTGCCGCGAGTTGGCAGATGGATGGTTGAGAAGGGAATCATATCGCGCTTGTCGGCAATGGTCGGATCAGCTGGACCTCCACGTTCCGCAGCCGGCACCAGGTATAATTGGTCAGCCTCACGCTCGATGAAGACAGCAGTGGTTGTGATACCTTCCTCCTCAAAGAGCGCATCCAAACGCGAATTGGTCGCCTGACCTTCGATAGGCTGGTTGATCGACGCTGTAAGGCCGGTGACGCTAAAGGCGTCATCGTTAAAAATATCTAAGCTGGGCATTTCGCTCTCCAGAAACGAAAAAACCGCCATCAGGCGGTTCGAGAATCAATGTCAGGTGATGTTATTTAGCAGGTCGCAGGATGATCTTTTGTGCAATCAATGCGGCGCGCGATGCATCCGTCAGACCCACCAGAAGATCTGCGGCCACCTCAGCATCACGCACAATTGCAGCGCCGCGGCGATCAGCATCTGGATCAGCAGGACGGTCTTCCCAGAGGATAGCCACGTCAGCAGTTGCGCCTGCAGCCGGAGCCTGAAACGCCACATACATACCTGCAGCATTCTTGGACAGGATCTGGCCTGCAACATAGCTGGTGTTGCTCTTGGGGATCATGATGTGCTCACGGGAGCGTTCACCAGCGGCCTCACTCAAGAGAAACGCACCCATGCGGCCACCTTCGGTAATGATTCGGCTAACCATTATGCTTTCACTCCTTTACGACCTGCCCAAATGGCTTGTGTGTTGATGGTGCGCTTCTCACTGCGCTCTCCTTTGGGCGCTGCAGCGCCGGCGCGGGTAGCATCGCTCTTGATGCTGGCCAGAGTGACACCGCGATCCTGAGCAGCCTTATAGAGTGCAAGGCCTGCTGCCTCCACGCTCAAACCGTCATCAATCGCTGCTTTTACTTCGGCATCAAAGCCGGGTTGAGCCAGCGCATGAATAGCAGCAATACGCTCACGCTCAGCCTTTGCGCCAGCCTCAAGGCCGTCCTTGCGGCCTTCCAGATGAGCATTGGCCTTGATGGCTTCAACGTCCACTCGCTCTGCAGCGATTGTGATGGTGTGCGGATCAGTACCGGCCGCAAGTGCAGCCTGCAGTTCCGCTGTAGTTTTTACAGTGGTCACGATGAGTTTCCTCGGTTGTGTTGGGGCTGACACTGCCAGCTTTCTGATTACCGACTCGAGCGAGCCGACACGATGGGCCAGTCCGCTTTCTACGGCCTGAGCACCAATGACAAGCCCGCCATGGTCACCCATGGCAGGCACATCTTCTTTGTTGACGCCAAGATTCCGTGCAACCTTGGCCGTGAATACCTCGCCCAGCGCATCAATCGTCTTGCCAACAAGTGCCCGCCCTTCCTCGGTTTCTATGTCAGGACGTTTGTTGGGTGCGTTGCTACTAGTGATGACGTAGCGTTTCTCACCTTCCGATGCCTTGCGGGTCACTACCTCAAAGACAACGCCGATACTGCCCAAAACGGCAGTTGCATCGACCACGACTTCCGAGGCAGCGCTGGCAATCCAGTACGCTGCACTGGCGCCAGTACCACCGACATACGCCACGATCTTCTTTTGCGACCGTGCGGCATACACCAGATCCGCCAGCTCATTGATCCCATTTGCCTCACCGCCAGGGCTGTCGATGTTGAGCACGATGCTCTTCACCTTGGGATCATCGAGTGCAGTCTGGATGTCGGTGGCCAGTACCTGGGTACTGGTGGCTCCAGAGATCCTGGTGAAAAGGTTCGCGTAGCGAAAGATGGGGCCAGTCACGGGAATAATGGCCACACCATCGCGCATGGTGACCGTGCGGGTGTTGTCCAGTGACTTGCCTAGACGAGTCTCGAGAGCCTCCGGATCCAGCTGGCGCTCAGCAATGGCCAGAAGATTCTCAAGCGCGTTGGGAAGCATCAGCCAGGGCTGCGCCGTAGCCAGCTCAAATGCGCTATGCATGGTTATTCCTCATTTGCAGGATCCGGTTTTTCTTCCGGCAGGTCTTTTGTCGTGGGAGAGACAGCCAATGTCCCATCGCGCCGGCGCTCATCGATCTCGCGCTTACGCTGGCGATAAATCTGCTGGCGGCTCTCTCCAGACATGGCAGCCGCTTCCATGGTCTCGTTACTGATGCCGATCTCGATCCTTTTTCCGGCTGCATTGGCTTCCTTGAGCTCATCAATGGCGCCCCGCGCTGGCCCAATCCAGATAGCCCGGGTATACGCGCGGCGCTTGCCCGGATCTGAGTACCCAGGAGCCTTGATACGGCCACTCGCCACAGCCTCATCGAAAAACAGCTCATAGCTGGGCTGGCAGAAGTCACACACCAGCCACCAGCGGCGCATCGAGTAGAAGCGCCAGGCCTGCAGCATGGCCGCGCGAGCGGCGCTGTAGCTTGAGCTGTAGTGCAGCATCAGCTCATCTGCAGGGAGCTCAAGCGCGGCGCCGATCTCCTTCACAATCGCAGTGAAGAAGGGATCGAACTGCGCATTAGGTCTGGCAGGGTTGGCAATGACAGGCTCTTCGCCTACAGCAAGATCTACAACTGCGCCCTCACCCAGCTCGACAGGAGCCAATTCAGGCGAGTCATATTCAGCCTCGTTGCCAAAGGCAGGTACCAGCGCACTGCCCTGGTTAAAGTCTTCGTTCTTCTTAAGAAAGACGGTGAACATGGCGCTGATCACGGCCGCCATCAGTTCGGCACTGGCATAGCGCTCGAGCTTTTGCAGTGGCTCAAGGATGGGCGCCAGATAGGGTGCGCCACGCTTGAGGCCTGGACGCTCCTTGTCACACCATACCTGTAGCACTCGGCGCCGGCCGGTTTCACGTCCAAAGACTTCTACCCGCTCCCACTTGAGCGGCTTTACCAGCGTCTTGTCGTTTGGATAGCCATTGCAGATGTGAAAGGCTACGGGCGCTCCATAATCGTCAAACTCAACCCCCTCAACCAGGGTGTCTGTATCAGGCCACTGGTGGGGATTGGTGATCCGATCAGTCTCAATGAGCTGCAAGCGGGTGTTGTAGACCGTGCCAGGCCGCTCGATCCACGGCGTAGTTGCAAAGCAGTCGCCACCTGTCATTGCAGAGACCAGCGCCAGCGCCTGCAACTGGTAATGGTTGAGGGTTGCCTCCGCATCGCATTCGCGCGGATCGTCTGCCCAGAGCATCCATTCACGCTCAATCATCTGGTTGAAAGCTTCTGCCTGATCCTCGGTCAGGCCGAGTGCGTCTGCATCCACCTGCGGCCGACAGATCAGCCCGGTACCGACCACGTTGGTACGGGTCCGGACAATAGCTGCACGTGCAATGAGGTGATTGCGCATTGCATCGCGTGAGCGAGCCACCAGGGTCTTGCGTTCAGGCGTAGAGAGATCGCGGTTAGGGCTACCCAAAAAAGGTAACCAGCTGGCCATCGAGCGCAGTACGCGAGAGGCACCGCGCCAGCGCGTCTCGCTACCGCCTCCACCGCCTTGTGCTCGAGGTTGCGCGCCTACAAGATCGCCTGCTGCCTTGGTAACGGCCTTGACCATGCGCTCTTCAGGCGTGCTCCTGTTAAACCAAGCCATAGTCAGATCCTGAAGTAACCGATGCGGTTACGGCCGCGAGGGGGTTTGGCGTTGTTTTCCGCCTCGGCTGCGTATTGCGCCTCCAGCTCACGGAGGAGCTTTAGGTCAGCACGGGTTACCTGGCGCTCGCCGTAACGTACGATCTGGCCGCCTTTGACGATCTTGTCTATCGCTTTGCGGACCTCGGAAAGCCGCGTTTCTACTGTGTTTGTATGCATATCACCTTACCCGGCTTCGAGTTCCGCGTTGCGCTACTGGGCGCTTGGCACCCATTAGCAGTTCAAGATCAAGACCAAAGCGTTGCTGGCTGATGCGCAGCGCTGCCAGGGCATATACGGCGCAGTCCAGGCCTTCGTTTCGGCGGCCGCCTGCTTCCCAGACGTAAATTCGCTTTCCCCGTGAGATGCGCAGGATCTTCTTTTCCGCTGTGAGCTGCTTGAGCTCATCCTCGCCACAGATATCGTCATTGGCCGGCAAGTGAATGCACCCTGGCGTTGGCTTCCAGGGCTGCGAGGGCTGTATCTTCAGCCGGCTATAAAAGAGTTCTTTGGCGTTTTCGGTACCAACCTCGACGAGGTAGACCTTCTTGGCATTGCGTGCCTTGGGCCAGTTGGCAATGGGCTTGCCAGACTTGTTCGCACCCTTGACCGGGATTACCCATGTATCGCCGTGACGCCGGCACTCTTCGTAGACCTCATCGGTATAGTGCCCGCCTGAGTCCCAGCACCAACGTTCGACACGCATCTTGTGAGCGTCCACGCGCGTATAGAGCTGATGAATCCTCATCCCAACCTTGCGCCTGAGCTCTACGCTGGCCGGATCTCCCATCAACACCCACTTGTCGATAAGCCAGGACTCTTCCCCAGCGCCAAAAGCCCAGACCCGGCCCTCATAGCGGTCGTCCTGGGTATCGATCGAGCCCATGAGAACAAGACCCGGAGCAGGAACCTCCTGGTAAACCTCGCGTCGGCCATACAGGATTTCCCAGTCGAGCTGCTCGCCCTGCTCCTCTTCCCAGGTCTCCCCAAGGGTCGTGTTGACGAAGGTCTTGAGCTTGATCGGGTCCTTGTACGACTTGAGGAAGTCGAGAACCATCCGACCCCAGGTAGTGAGCGGGCTATAAGCTGCCCATATATGCATGCTGATGCTTTCAGGTGTTGGATTTGGATGATCATCCTCATCAAAGAAGTCCAGCCCGTCCCGCGTCCAGATGCCTGTCAGCTCGCAGATCCAGCGGCCCCTGTCCTGGGCTGCCTGCATCTCGTGGTGACGTACGACGCATCCCGTATGCTCACAGACATACCATGCATCCAGAGGCGCATCCGGATCCCACTTGATGCCATAGTCGCAGTCCTTCCCACCCCATTTGAGGTATTGCTCCTTGCCGCAACAGGGACAAGGGACATGAAACCGGAAGTAGTGCGGCGACTCCTCAACACTGGACTCAATCTGGCTGGTACCGCGGATCTTGGGTGTCGATCCCCTGATGCTCTTGGGAAATGTCGAACCCTCATTACGCTTGTCACCCAGCGAGGTTGGCGAGCCTTCCTTTTCAACATCAGGCTCAAAGCCGTCCAGTTCGTCATAGATGACGGTATCGACCGACTTTTCCCGGTAGTTCTTTGCTGAAGCGCCACCCAGGCACCAGATCTGTTTGTTATTGGTAAACAGCTTGTACTCAAGAGTGTTGTGCCGGTGCTTGACTCCATACCACGGCGCCAGCGCCTTTAAGGGCGCCACGTCCCGGATCGTGGGTTCGATCTGGGACTTCATGAAGCCTTCAGCGGCTCCATCAGTGGGTAGGAAGATCAGCAGGTGCCGGCGCTTGTGCTCGACCTGATACGACATCGTGGCCTTGAGCATCTGGGTGTAACCAACCCGGGCGCTTTTCTGCAGGTTGAGCGTTCTTACCTCGTCATTGCCCATGATGTTCAGGATGGCTACCTGAAAGGGCAGAGTTTCCCAACGACCCTCCTGATAGGAGGATTCAGAGGACAGATAGAAGTTTTCGTTTGCGTATTCGACAGGGGTTTGCGGCGCCGGCTTGGCGAGTGTTTGCAGTCCCTTCTTGATCGCCCCCTGAAACTCAGTCAGTTGCGTCGGCGAGATATTCATCTATGAACCCAGGCAACAGCTCATCAAGGCCAGCCGCGCGGTTACGTGCTCGCGCCAGCTCACGCTGGATGCTGTCCAGGTGGCGAACCTCAAGATCTGGGTGTTTGCGTTTAAGGGTCAGCGGCAGCGTGTCCAGGATCGATGCGATTTCTGACGCCAGCTTCGACAGGGCAAAGGTCGCAAAGTCGACCGGTACACTGCGCTTACGTGTGATTTCGTTCTTGAGCTCCTGAGCATCGGCCTGGGCAGACGTGAGCCTGAGTCGCTCTTTTGCATATTCACGTTCCAGAGAGAATGATCCGGGTGAATCCCCTTCCTCATCGGCAGGGACTTCCGCTTTCACCCTTCCGTCTGCGCGGTTTCGCAAATAACGGATGTAAGCAATTCGGCACTCATCGTAATCAAGGCCTCCGCGGCCTCGAGAGCCAGACAGAATGCCGCTTTCAAGCAGAGACCGGACTTGCCTATCAGTGATGTCCAGGTGTTCTGCGATCTCTTGCTGCGTTGCCATGGCCTACGACTCGGAAGCGGAAGTACCCTTCCCGAAAAAATTTCATATCCAGTGAAGGATGGAGCCTCGAATTACCA